AGACCGATTGCCGCATGCAGGTCGTTGGTGTTATCAAACTCGTAGATTTCAACCTTATCCAGTTTAAAGCTACCACCAGAACCACCGGGTCTTGTCAGCTTTGTGAGATCACCCGTGATTGGATCGTAGATTGTCTTGAAGAACTCCCAAAGAGCAGGAGTGGTTTTGGAGAGTAATTGGTTATCAAAGGTTATCGTAACCGACTCAGGGGTAAACTTGCCGGGGTAGTAAACCTTATCATTTAATCTGTCCACAACAATGTCATCAACAGAGCCACCTATGGGGCTGACTTGTTTAGCAGCAGTTGTAATTGTGTTAACCGTATCTTGATCTAAACGGTTCACACCCTCCGTGATATTAGGAAGATTAAAGAATCTAACTTCAAACTGGTAAGCTCTTACTGAGTCCAAAGACGTTGAAATCTTAGGAAGATTTTTACCCGGTTGAAAAGATCTGTATTGATTTTTTAAGTAGCTAGTTGCCATGATTGTTACCTATTAACTAAAGTTTGCCGATTGATTGGTCAAGTTAACCTCAAAGATGACCGTCTCAGCAGCTTTGGTCGGCTTGATTGTGATAGCACACCAAAGTTCGTTTCTGTCAACTCTCCCAGGAGTATTGGTGCTAGAGTCACACTTTACCACACCCTCAATGATCGCTCGTCTTGCCTTAAGATCACCTAAGAACGGGTTTATCGCCCCTTCAACTTGCTCCCAAGTGAACTCATCATTAGGCTCAAATTGGAAAGGTCTACCGATATCTAATAACGCCTTCCTAATGAAGATCATTAATCTACGGACGTTGACTCTATCCAGAGCGGTAGGAAGTCTTTGAGCCGTTCTTTGTCCAAAGATAGTAATACCAGAGGTTCTGTCTTTGAATATAGGGTTGATTGAATTAGCATACAGAGCGTCTCTATCCCCTTGGTTTAACGGGATTTCAACATCCGTGGGCTTCAGTAACCTACCTCTTCTAAAGCCAGCAGGCGCAAACCACGGATCCGATGTGGCATCTGTGAAGACGCATTGACGAGCGGCAAAGATTGCCGGATCATACCACTCTTCAGCACCAGCGAATCGGTTGAACACCTGCACCCAAGGCCAGTAAACAGCCGCATAAGATGTGTTAAGAGCAGCCGTTCTGTTCTCAGAATCTTGACCGTTCATCCATTCTATTGCGTTCTGAACAGATCCGATAGCATACGGAGGCGCAACCAGGGCTAAGAAGTTTTGTGAAGTCTCAGCGATACTGATCAGAGCATTTTGAATAGCATCATCAGTTACACCGGGAGTTAAAGCTATTGAAATATTAAGACCATCATCATCTAATTGATGCATGCCCGTCTTGGAAGCTGCGTTACCCAGCAGAGCGTTTACGTTTGTGTCTCCATTAGTACCATTTTCAAGACCATACGTACCTTCAATAAGCTTAAGGAATCTCGGAGTTCCCACAGGAGAGTCATCAACATCACCTGCAAAGCCAGCAGCAGTTGCTTTGGATACAAAGTCATTTTTGGCAGTGTAATCTGTTCCGTCTGTCTCTCTGAGTTCAAAGTAAATGTATTCAGACTGATTAGCGTCTTCATCCACGTTAAAGATAAACTCAGCAAAAGTTGCTCCAGAAGGGATTAAGTCAGTCTGCCTGAATGATTCAGCCTCTGCTCCGTCGTTGTTGACAGTAATTGAGTCCTTAACAGAAATATTATCAATTTCCACAGAAACTCCTGCGGTAGTCCCATCTCTTTGAGCACTTAGGTTATACCCCGTTCCTGGGTATTTTGATTTAGCGCATAGTTCAATACTAGAGGCTGTGTAGCCTTTAACTGTTTGGTCGGCGGCTGGTGCGCCACTGAGATCACCGGATACGTTAAGCCTAGTAAAATTAATGCCGGTGCTGGATACTCGTAAGCTAGCACCCGAGCCCGCAAATCTTCCGCCTAAGAAAACTTCACCGGAATCTTCTAAAGCAAAGACATCTTGATTGTTAGTGGAATCAGCGTTGAAAGCATTTAAGAAAACAGCCGATTTGGTTGTAAGACCTTCTGCGCTTGCAACAGTTACTAAACCCGTTGCATTGGTTAGTCCATCATTTGAAACAATCTCATACGAGATAGAAGAAGGTAGAGTTTGAAGTGTGTATGAGCTTAGTTCAAGCTTAACAGCAGGGGAGGCACCCACCGTCACCGAGGCTGAGGCGTTATCAGCCGCCGAAGCCGCTCGTACAAAGTAAAGCTGATTAGTGGCTTCAAGAATCTCCAAAGCACCCTCAAGAGCTTGTGATTCACAGCCAAGAGTTATATCGGGCTTTCCGAATAAGCTAATGAGATTGTCTTGGCTTGTTACTAGAGTGGCCTTATCAACAGGACCCTTAGTAGAAAAACCAACTATGCCCACAACGCTGGAATTTACGTTGGGAGTGAATATTGAAATATCATTTTCACGAACTATAACAGAAGGACTAGTTGGTATCGCCATGATTAGTTACTCTCTTTTTTCTTGTATTTTCTAGCAGGAGCTTGAACAACAGGTTGTGCGGGTTGTGCGACCTGCTTCATAGTAAACATTCTCCTCTCAATGAGATTTATTAAACGCTTGGAACTCCATGAATCAGGAATTTCTTTAATCTCTTTGGACGCGAAGAAAAGCGATTGACGACCAGTAGGCGTCGTAAAACTAACCTTCAGGCCTTGCATGCTTGTATTCTGTACTATTTTCATATGAAAGCTCCTACTATATTTACTATCAATGAGATTTAAATTTAGTTAATTTTAGACTCAAAGTTGAACTGCTTGATCTCTCCTGTGTTAGTGAGTGTAAATTTAGGCATTGGCACGTAAGTCTCAAGTGAGATCGATATAGACTTTTGAAGAACCCTATCGGTCTTATCACCAGCACTAACGGAGCCAAGATCCCTCTCACTCTCGATGAAAGCCTTATTGTAATCCGAGTATTGAGTAGCAATAATTAGGTCTGGGCTGAACAAGGAATAGATATTAGATCTCAGCATATCCATATCCGCCTTATACTTACACCAGAGATTTACTTCATAAGTCACATTAATTGGTCTTGGCGGTAAACTTAAAACTCTAGTGGCTCTTCTTTTATCTTCATCATAAGCCGTTTCTATTATCAAATTTTGATATCTCATTCTAGAAGAGTCACTAGTAGTTTGTGATTCCACAACGGTAATCATAGGTAGTATAAGAGTATTGTCCGCTTTTAGCCTACCTGCTATCCTCTCGGGGTTACCGTGAGAACACTTAATTTTAACTCTGTTGTTATTACCATCAAGATAATACATGTCGCCAAAGATACTAAGCATCGCTCTTAAACTTTCTTTGTAAACATTATCAACTACAGGTAGTAATTGAGAATTAGTAAGACGTAAGACTTCACTCTTAACTCCAGACGTGCCAAAATATTTCATTAGTACTTACCTCCTATATCCTCAGGTCTCTCAAAAAGATCTTGATTGTGTATATCTTGAGTGTCTCTGAGAAGTTTAGCATGCACTAATAAGTGATAGACACCGTAAGCTTCAAAGCTATCTTCTTGAACTTCAAAAACTTCAAATTTCATTTCTTGAAATTCTGGTTGTAAGACATCACCGATCGCTACTGACCTACCTAATGTGCTCTCAGTGTATGATTTGTTAAATACAAATACTTGATCGATTTGCATCTCAACACCAAACTGAGATAAACTCTCCTCTATAGGTCTAGGATCATAGTGAGCCCAAATAGTTACAGGCTCTTGAGTTATCGTCTTTTGTCTTGATTCCTGATAAACGTCATCTATATCGTTAGATTTAACATACTCAAATACTTTAACGCGAGATCCTGATAGTTTAATATTTTCGTAGTCAATCATATTGAAGAGATTCTTATCGTTCTTCTTATTGAATAACGATAATCTAGTATCTCTCTCCTTAGGAAAATTCGTAGGAGGAGTATTTACCTTGAATCTAGACATTAGAATATATCAAATAGAGCAGGGGGTTCTATCTCACTGGTTAGCTCTTCAACCAAGGCTTGTTTCTCCCTTTGTGCCTCACCTAGTAATTCACTACCGTTAAGTCGAGTGCCTCCTCCAGGCCCAGGAAGTGTTGCATACTTTCCTCTAATACCCCCGAGTATTTCTTTAGATAAGGCTAACGTATATCTTTGAAGCCAACTTTTGTATGCATGATGTATTGTATCAGGATCAAAAGCTCTAAACTCAAGAAGAACAGCCTCATCATTAGCTTCAGGCACAGGGAATATATGCAAAAACTTATTGTTAATTAGTTGCCACGTAGACATTTGCCCCAATACATTCTTTACCTGCTTTAAATATTGCTGCATAAGTAAATACTGACTAACATTGTAGTTATTGAATAAGCCAGTATTGGTAAAGAACATAATAGCGAAATCAAACTCAAGTGACCCAGGAGTCGCGCCAAACTTAAAAAAGTCTCTGCGATACCAGCAATCATTTAGATTGTCTGCTATCTCCTGCGGAAGCTCATAGACATTTACGCCTGCGCTTGTATCGAATGTGGCATATTGAGTCATCCAGTCAGGTGCATGATACTCAAGCTTTGATATGGCTTCATCGATACAAATTTGTATTTGAAAGTCATCAAGCTCGACATCAATTACTGGAAAACCTAACTTTGCTAAAACATAATCTTTAATAGTTCGATTAAAAGTTTTAAACTCGTTTACGTCTTTGAAATCTTTATTATTTAGATTATTGTCTTTTGGACTTTTGTAGTCCTTTAATCTATTACCACCGTAAGCACCATAAGAAGATCCATAGGATGTGACTCTTGGTATTCCAACTTTGTCTCCATACTCAGGCATAACACTATTATTTACCCTATAAATGAAAAAAGGACTCAGTTTAAAACTGAGCCCTTTCTTCCGTTCTTACCTCACAGGATTACGGGAGCAGAGCCTCACCGCCACCAGTGTAGCCAGGATCAACCGTCTCACCATCAGCAGTCTTCTGTCTGAAGATTTCAGGCGTCAGGAAGTCCGCGCCAGTGCCGACCAATCTAATCACGCGGTAGAATCGCGATGCAGGTTGAACCGCAACCTTGCCATAACGAGTCAGGATACCCTTTCTCGGTTGGAAGGTATCAGGATCAACAACCGTATCCAGCGGCTGGACCGGGATGTACGGGCAGTAGAAGAAGCCAGCGTCCATCGCATTGTTACCCTTGTAGCCAACGATGATTTCGTCTTCGGGGAACATCGGGTCAAC